GTGAGTAAATCAAAACAATCAAAGTCATCCACATCTTTATGCGCTTCTTTAATTATATCTTGAACTATAACAAACATTACGCAAACTTTCTTTTGTTTACAAATTTATTTAAATCTTTTTCAGTAAAAGCTATTTCTTTTTCGATAGCTGTACGTATTGAAACTAAGCATTGCAATTTCTCTGAAAAGTCTAGGGAATTATAGTCTTCCTTCATAATCAATGTAGGACTCCCACTTTGCTTTGCCACTTCCATTATAACAGACATTAGTTTTTTCCCTCTAATTCATCTAAATTAAATACTTTACCAAAGTCATCCATCAGTGGAATATCTTTTTCTATTATACCACCTACTACTTTTCTTTCTATATCATTAAGAGATAGTTCAGACCAATATATTTCTAATGCTTTCGTATCCTTTCTAGCCTTGAACATGTGGTACTCACCAGCAGGAACTATAGCTACATCTTCATTGTATAAAACTGTAACATCAACCAAGTCATAGTCTTTCCATCGGTGTATTTCAAGTTCACCTTCTTCTACATAGAAGGCATTGATCTTTGACTGATGTTTATGCTCAGAACAATAGCCACCAGAATTAACAAAGATACTATGCACCTCTAACATAGGACGTTGGATAAGGGGCATCGTTGTACCCCATACCTTACCCTCTACTACACTCATTCTTCTTGCTCCATCCAATGTTCTTCATAACCATTTAGAAAACCATTTATATCAGATAACTTAATATCTGTCAAGCTATTTATTTGTAGCCCAGAAAAGACACATACTTCTACTACATAATCTGCTAGAGAAGTAGGTACTTCGTTGTGAGATTTAAAATTATATTTATTCATACTACCTCCTGAATATTATAAGTGAAAAATTTTCCATCTTCAGTAATATAATTATATTTTACACCTGATAAAGGTTCATGACTTTGAATTAACTTTTTTACTTCTACATGGTAGCTATAATCACCTGTAGTTTCATCCCATATAGCTTCATATGCACACTTAGCTGCCTCGTCAGGACTATCAAAATCTGAAGTAAATTGATTAGTCTGTGTAATAATTATTTTATATTCAGTCATCAGTATTTCCAATCAATTTCAAGCCAATCATTTTTATCAACAGATGTCATACAATTATCACAAGTCATAGCAGCCCATGAGAAACCATAGACACGGGTATCAGCATGACAGTGAGGACACATGATAAACTTACCATACTTACCTGCCCTTGTGTAGCGATTAACATTTTTATATTCTCTCTCGTTTGGAGATCGTTGGTGTTTAAGTTTCCAATCCATTTGCCTAGCGAATGGTATGTCCATTATATCAAACAGCCATTCGCAAAAGTCTTTAGGTAGTTTCTTCATTGTCTTTATCCTTTAACATTAAAGAAGAGGTGAAGAGGTAGGGAATCGAACCCTACGTTAGGACAGTGACAGTCCTTGGCATGTTTGTCACATATTTTACATTGGTATAACCGACTAGTTACTAGATTTTGTTTCCGGCTACCGTCTATGCCATTCACTCGCCTGACTCCTCATAATTCATAATAACATTATATCATACTATCTTATACTATGCAACTATAATTTTAACTACAACATGAAATATAATTAAGTACATGATTATAGACATCTTTTCAGCCTTTCTTTTCTTCGTTTTTTCTTATCATTAGAGAAAACATTATAGGTAAGTCCTTTAATATAGTCACGGTAAGCATCTTCTCGTAAATTAACATTACTATACCAAGAGGGCATTTCATCTAAAGTATTCTCCATCAACTCTTCCCACTCGTAGGGAGACAGCCACCCATCAGGCAACCTCATGTTTCTTCTCCTTTGTATGGATTCTTATTCGCCATCTCTCATCTCCTTTGTATAGATACCCATGTCTGGATACCAAGTTCCAACGTCACGTTTAGCTGTGCCGTCGCTGTTGTATGCCATAGCTACACACTTAGGCATTATTCTACCTTCTTGTGCCACACCATAGAACATATCAATCCAATCACCATCTTTTAAATACTTACGCATGTTTCTGATGTAACCTTCGATGTCTGTTTGTTTAGCAAGAGAACCTTTCACATTCTGTCGTACATCTTTACGAATAGATGCAAGCATATCTAAATTAACTCTGATCCATTCTTTCACCTTGTCAGGATGTAACCTATGGCTCTTGGGTAATTTCTCTAGGCTTGGGTGTATGTTGGTCATTAGTATCCTTCCCTTTCTTCAAACTCTTTGTTGACTATCTTGACTGCCTCAATAGCAGTCTCTTCATTGTCAGGTTTACCACCTTCAATAAGACTTGTCAAGGCTGCTTCGTATAACATTTCCTTGATGGCATCGTTGTGTATGTTACTCATGATCTTTCCCTTTCTTATACCACTTAGGTATCTTACCACACTTATCCCATTTAGCAAAGCTAGATTTTTCTCCAATATAATAATCACGATAGGCTTGTACAGTATCACTGCTTTTATATTGGTCAGGCATACATTGTGGTGGGTCTATGAAGTTATCATTGAAGTTTATGTTAGCTGGCTCTATAGACAGTCCACGGTTTAATCTCTCTGTTGCGTGAGTTTTTCCATAACGTATAGTGTACTCCTTCATCAAGGCTTTCATGTGTTTCCATAACCAATTATAGTGTCTATAATTAGAGCGTACCCAGCGTGTACTAGGATGGTTTTTATGTGCCAGTTTATACATCCCTCTTAAATCAGCATAGATATTTCCGTCCAATACACGATGGGCAGTGGATAGCATTTGTGCGCTTTCCAATATCATTTTAACTACGTGCTTGTCACATTGCATCTGTGCTGCAACGACAGGATCACGGTGTAAATAAAATATATTCATAGGGTTTTCCATTCTTCTCCAGTAATGCCTGTCATTATGAACTCACGTTGATCAGGTGTCAAGTCAGGAAAAACATTCTGTATAAGCTCTCCCTGTTCCCAACGATTAAGCTGTTCATTGGTTATGGGTAGCTCCATTGTCGTAGTCTTATTACTAATCATTGATGTACGTTCTAATAACATTTTCTACTCCATGCTTGTTGTTGAACTGCCCCATCCACGATCCACTAGGGCTACGAATAGTATCTCTTTACTTTTATAATCTTCTCGTACCTCTTCTTCGTTCTCGTATTCATCACCGTCTTCATAGAACTCTTCTATCCCATGCCCATCGCATTCCCTGCACTCTTCTGCCTTCTTGCTTGGGTCATTGCCGTAGGTTTCACCCTCACCATTACACCATGCACAATCGCATATCACAACCCACTTTTTATCAGTCATTGGTCAACTCCATTTGTATTCATAGCTGTAATTATATTCTGCATCAAGCGATGCCCAATGGGACTCATAGGAGTGGTCCCAATTTAGGCAATCTCCTGTTGCTACATCACGATTAGCAAGGGCTTTAGCCCAATGTTCCAAGCTGGGTTCATGGTTTAAGGGTAGTTCTTCTTGAAAGCTTATAATCATTGGTTATCTCCTATCCGATAATAAACCCAGTTGATTTTAAATATATAAGAAACAATACTAAACCTATGATCCCTAAGAATATTAAGTATCCATATAAAGGTTTGTTAGACATTGACATTTTCTCCTTCCATAAAGAGTTCTAGTTTTTTTGGACTAGCAGAGTTTAGGTAATACTTGAAGAGTTGTTCATGTGCATAGCAGAATAGTTCAAGATCATTCCACTTACTTACCTCATTACCACAAGCATGAAAAATTTCGTCATACCTTTCCTCTTTTGTTTTCCATTTTTTAGACATTAGTTATCTCCTTCAATTCTTAATAACAATTTAATAGCCAGCTTTTGAAACTCCGCAGGATACTGATACCATGCCCACTCTCTAGGCCAATCAGTAGCTATATTAACTGGATGGTTTGCCAATGTAAATAGGTCATAGTGTCGCACCCATCCATCTCTCTCTTTTGCTTTCATATCAATATCAATTCTTTCGCTGTTTTTAATTGAGATAAAGCTATGTCGTATGCAGTATTAGGACCAAGCTCAACCCTTGAGGTAGTGAATAAAAATGGCCTCGCTTCGCCATCTATATATGTTCCAACTGATCGTAGACTTTTAGTGTTCCACACTATTTTCACTTCCTTACTTTTTATTATCGTTTCTACAAAAGTAATATTGCTAGGATAGTCAGTCATGTCTTTCACCTATCTTGTTATGAGATAGTCAATGCGACACTTTGCCGCATTACTTCCCGTTGCTGAAAACTTCCCACATAATGTCTCGAATTTTGTCACCCTTGCCAGCCTTAAATAGTCGCATGATTTTGTTGTATAACTCCGGCTCATCTCTTTCAAGTGTTGTGAAAAATGTTTTTACATAAATTTCTAATGCTGTTTTATTCATTTTATTTCTCCTCTGTATGAATTTTTAAAAAGCTAAACGCCAACCATAGCCCTATTGTAAGTATAACCGTAGAAAATATAATATACATTATGACCATAAAGTTTGCAACTGACATTTGAATAACGCCATACTCTAAAGCTATGGTAAGAATACAAACGCCTTGTATTGAAAAAATTGAAAATATTAAGACCGTCATATCTGTTTTAGTCATTGGTAGTTCTCCTTTTAAGAATAAAAATTACTTACCGTGAACCCTTGTTCATTTCTCCTTTTTAATTCTTTCTTAGCTTGCTCTAATCTTAGCTCCTCTTTAGGTGTATTTAGCCAAGAGTGTAAAGAGAGAGCCTTGATTATGTTTTTTAGTTCCCATGTAGGTTTTCGGTTTATGTTTTGCATTGGTAGTTCTCCTTTTAATGTTTGGGATAAGCTATTGTTTCTACATCTTTTGACCAACATGCCCGACAATCTCCACATTGATTGCCTCTTGTTCTAGCCTTGCACTCTTTGCCCAATGGTTTGCCATGTTTGGTAAATACCATAGACGTGTTTGCAAATCTTGGCATCGTTTCCGCATCTACTTTTGAGGCAGATACTCTTATGACTAGGTTGTCAGGTTCTTGCCCATATTGTTTGCGGTATGCTTCCACTATGCCACGCTCCTGCGTAGGTAGCCAATGTTTTATATGTGGTGTTAGTAGTGCCACATCTATGATATTGCATAGCATTTCTAATGATTGTAAGTCGCCGCTATCAAACCATCTATGGTAGCCGTCTACATTGTAGCGGTTGATTTGAAACGTCATAGCTTGTACCCATTCAGACTTGTTAGCTTGTTGCCATTTAGCCAGATTAGCCTTCCAGCCTTGATCTACACTTGGCCGTAACTTTTGTAGCTTGCGAGCATAACAGTCATGGCATGGCGTACCTTTAATTTTTGCTAACTTACTCCCTACATTGCAAGCAAACGCATCAATGGCAAACGTAGTCCCCACTATTTTGCTATTACCCTTGGATATGTTGCCAAATTGTTTAGCTTCCTTTACTAACATTGTTTTTTGTAAGTCTCCACTATCATGGTAGCGGTGTTGTGTGGCTTTTTTTACTAACATTGTTTTATTCCTTTTGTTTAGTTTACACATTGAGGCTATATCTTCTAAAATATAGCCCTATCTATAAACTAGATTTTTAAGTGTGGCAACTCGTATTTTTCGAAGTCGTCTATAATACAGCGCAATTCTTCTTCGTGTTCATCTAGTCGTAAATAGTCGTCGTTTGAAAGTTTATCTTTTTGGTTGTCTTTTAACAGTAACCAATCACCACTTTCCCAAAAAGTCTCCGTTAAATCTCCACAGTCATATCGCTTTAGACTGTTAAATTCTTGATTAGTAAATTTTCTAGTACGTTCCATTTTTTTACTCCTTCCCAATAAAGTCGACAATGTTTTTAAGCTTGGCTACCTCTTTAGTTGTTAGCTCTTTGAAAATCTGTTGCGTTTGTTCGTCGTACCTATCGCTGCAAAATTCAGATTTTAAGTTCTCTAGGATGGTCTCTAATGTTTTTTGTGTTTGCATGGTCTCTCTTTCAATTTGTTTCTGAGCAAATGCGCTCATTTAGTAGACGGTGTAGCGGTTGTTTTGTTCCCAAAAATTTTATTTTTTTTTGGTTTAAAGTGTTTGTTGTTGTATTTCAATAACATAGCCTAGTTTTTTTATTGTTTCTATTGCTGATGGTGTTAGAGTTTCTGTCTTTGCAAGTTTAGCTAAATTGATTGAAGTCTCGCAAACCGGATAAATAGCTTTTTTGCCAAAATTGTTAGTAACTCTTACCGTGATAGTGTTTTTCATTTTCCTATTTCCTTTATGTCCTGTAGTTCATAACCGTTGCGAATTATCTTGAATTGAATAGTTACCTCTTTGCCGTGCAAAGTGTGAGGAGTTAAACCGTAAATCCATCCAGCATCAGTAGGGGTTACCATTTCCGTGCCGTTCTCAAAAATAAATTTAAATTTAGGGTTACCGTTGCGGCTATTGTTTAACCGTTTGGTTCTCTTAATCTTCCATGTTGCGCTTCGGATCATATCTTTTGACATTGGCTTTTTCCTTTTTAAAAAATCGTCACGAGCGAAAACTACCACATTGAAAAAATAATGCAAATTTAAATAAATTGTTTAATGTTATCAATAAGTTAGTTTTAGGGTTAAGGGGTAAATGAGGAGTGTTAAATACGGTTATTATTTAATGTTATCAATGAGTTATCGGTTAAGTTTTTGCTAATATCGTCGCATTCTACACATTACAGACGATTGATCGCTGGATGCAATGCGGGTTTTTCTAGGGTTTTCGGTTCTGTTGTCGCATTCTGTAGACATAAAGGAGGAGATTATACGATTAAATCAGCAATAACCTTGCGAGTTGTGCGTAGATATTTATAAGGTATCTTTTACAAAAAAAATGGCCGTTTATTTAAAAGGTCTCACCCGCACGGTGGGAAAAAAATCCGGGCCTGTCATATATATATAAAACAGCACTGACAAATATTCTTAAAAAATTACGGACTTCTCTTCAAAAAACCAAGCAGCGGCTATAAAGTTACTTTAAAGTTACTTTAATTTATATTATTTATATTTATTTTAATTTAATAGTTGCATTGGAGGACTAAATAGTGTATAATAGTATCTATGGAATTACTAGAAAGTACTAACGAGTACCTACAACCCTTTATTAATCTAAAAGATTTACTAGATACTAAAGTAAATCAAGAATCTAGCACTGATTTTCTTACGTTTGTTAGAATGATGGCTCCTATGCTTGTCTCTGATTGGCGAATGGGAAGACATATAGAAGTTATATCAGATAAACTAAAAGATTTAGAGTCTGGTAAGATAAAACGGCTGATGGTCTTTCTTCCACCACGGTCTTCTAAGTCTGTTATCTGCTCTAAACTCTTTCCTGCTTGGTATATTGGTAGAAATCCTGCACATGAAATACTGACTGTCTCCCATAGTGACCAGTTATCCAGTGATTTTGGTCGATCTGTTAGAGATATAGTAAATACAGAAGAGTTTTCAAAGATATTTAAAGGAGTCTCTTTAAGAAGTGATGTCAGGGCTGCTGGTAAATGGAAGACAAACCAGAATGGGACGTACTATGCTGCAGGTGTACGCTCTCAAATAGCAGGACGTGGCGCACATATCGCTATATTAGACGATGTGATGTCTGAAGAGGACGCAATCAGTGCATCAGGCAGGAGATATATTAAAGAATGGTACCCAGCAGGGCTTAGAACCCGCATAATGCCCAACGGCTCCATAGTTATTATCAATACACGCTACCACTATGACGATCTCTGCGGTTGGTTGCTAAAACAACAGGAGAATATGGGAGAGTTTGAAACAATCCCGTGGGAAGTGATTAGAATACCTGCATGGGTGGACGAAGAAGCAGCGCAATTGCTTGACTTACCTGTAGGTTCTAGTTACTTTCCCCAATGGAAAAGCGATGAAGTCCTGAGAATGGACGAGAGCGAGATCAAAGCAAGTAATGGTAGCCGATACTGGAATGCCCTGTACATGCAAGACCCCACACCAGAAGAAGGTGGGATTATAAAGAAGAAATGGCTACAATATTGGGAATATGAAGAACCACCTACCTGTGATTTTATAATACAAACATATGATACTGCATTCTCTACCAAGACTACGGCTGATTACAGTGTTATACAGACATGGGGTATATTCTCCATGTACAATCAGGATGAAAAAGGATATGAAGACTTTACTCCTAACCTAATTTTGTTAGGAAACATACGAGGTAGGTTTGAATATCCAGAACTAAGAAAGCTTGCACAGAAACTATATAATGAACACAAGCCAGACGTGTGTATGGTGGAGAAGAAGGCCAGTGGGCAATCATTAATACAAGATATGCGTAGAGGTGGTCTACCTGTACTGGAGTATAATCCAGATAGAGATAAGGTATCCAGAGTATATGC